ACAAAACCACGCTTTGTTAAATTGTCAATTGCTTTTTTATTAGCCAATTCTTTTTCACACTCTTTGTACATTTTGTGATTAGTCCATCTGTTTGTAATAACCATGCCACAGGTATCACATACATTTTCTTTAATCCATTGAGCGTTCATTATTTTGCACCAATGCGTGTACATCTATCACAACGCCATTCACTAACTAACGGTCTGATTGATATTGCACAATTTAACCAACATGTTTCCATATTACATTTATCGCACCAACGCATATCTGTTGCAGTAAGTACCTTCATCATTAACCCCCTTCAGGTCAATTGCGTTTACAAATGCAATTAAACACTACCCCACTGACAAATGCAATTGTCTAGGGCGGCGTTTCCTGTGATTTAGGTCACCCAAAGGCCTTACCCATAGCCGTAAATGAGCCATCCACATTAAATGGGATCATCTCCACGCTCACATTGCCACGCTTAACATGAATGATGACCGCACCTGCCTGCCAATTGGCGTAGCCTCGCGTATAAGCCATCTTTTTCAGGTCACAGGTGTGACCACATTCAACCCCCACTAAAACACGCTCTAAACGGCCATTAAAGGCTTCTGAGGCACATGTGTAGCCCAATCTGTGCGTATGCCCCGACACCACACTTCTGCCCCAGCGTTTACTAAGGTTCAACGCGGTTTGACCGGCGATATTAGATATAACCCCTTCATCCCCATGACACAGCACAAAGTTAGTGCCGGGTATCGCATAAGGCTGTTTTGCATAATGAATTCCTAGATCATAAAAACCCATAAATTTTGCATATTGCAACTCAGGTAATCCCATTAGGCCTGGTATGCGCTGAACCGCCTTGTATAACCGATCTGAATGATTTGATCTGCTAACTACATCTGTTTTTAATTCAAATAAAATATCCTGACATGTGGCTCTATCTTGATCCAGGGTTTGCATAAATGATTCTGCCTTACCTTCGGCAAACCTGGAAATAGTATTGAAATCCATTTCATCACCAACATTTAAAACTAAATCAAATTTAAAAGCATTAACCAATTTCTTTAAGTTAGTTACCGCTTCTGTAAAGTGAAATGGAACTTGCAGGTCACTGACCACAAGATACCGAGCGTTAAATGACTTATCGCGCTTAATCTTCATCCTCGTCATCTGTTGGATCAATCCGGGGAACTATCTCATTTGGTTTATTTCCTGTAATCCAATCCGGGATTGATGTACCAGGTTCAGTAATTAACCAATAAGCAACTTCATTTGAAAACCCGGCGGCTTTGGCGGCGCGGTACATCTCATTAAGAGTTACATAATGAGTTTCAAGTTTGTTTAATTGTTCAGCCTTACGCGGCGCACGCCTTTTGCGCTTTGTTCTATTATTAGTTTTTTTAATGGCCATAGGTCAATTTTAGATCATACAAGCCCGCGAATAGCGCGCTCAACGCCTTCTTCTAGGCTAATTTTTGGTGTGTAGTAATCGCTCATCATGGTTGGATCGCCTACCCGATAGGCCACACCTGCCGGCTTATCGGTCAGAATCCTAAAATTCTGTGCCTTCTTTTCATATCCCAGGGTTTTCAATGCTATCTGTGCTAATTCTAAAAAGGTTGTTGGCCTACCTGTACAAAGATTCACTGTTTGATTGCAATCATTCTTAACCATAGTTATTACTGCATCCACTATGTCATCAATATGAATAAAATCCCTAGTAGTAGTTGCCTTACCCCAAATATTAAATGGGTTGGCGTTCATTATTGCGCGTTCAATAATTGATGGAAATGGATAATCTAAATCTTGATCTGTACCGTAACCGCTAAATGGTCTGAGTGTTAATACCTTTGTACCTTCTTCACGCAAGTAATTCATTAACATTTCACCGGTTAGTTTTGACCAACCATAAGACATATCCGGCTTACCCATTTTATTAAAGTTAATATCTTTTTCTTTTAACTTACGCTTTTTAGTCAGTGTTTGTAATTCAGTTGGATATGCGGCTGAAGATGAAAAATAAACTACATAAGGTTGTTCAGTTCGCATAGCCCATGTTGCAAACTCAGCATCAATGGCTAGATCAACAGCCAAAGCCAATGGTTCATTTTCAATCATCATGCGGCCACCAACTACGGCGGCTAAGTGAATTACAAGATCGTATTGTTTTTTATCTAACTGAAAGAATTTACGGCAATCAACACCATTTTTTAAATCTACTAAAGTCAAGTTAGCGTGTGGCAATGCACGCCTAAAGGCACGGCCAACAAAGCCATGTGATCCAGTGATCAGTATATTCATCTATATTTTCTTACTAACTCTGCATATTCCATACTTGCCAAATATTTTTGTAAAGTTAATAAATCATTTTCATACCACTTCGGTTGATTAACCCTAGCATAACCTTCATCCATTTCGGCCTTACCCGCAACCGGGTGCAAATGCTCAATAATTACATCAGGTAAATATTTTAAATATTCTAAATCTAGGCCTAATTGCTTTACAAAGTTATCAAAGAATAAATGGACACACCCTGGAAATGTCATGCCGCGTAACTCATTTACTAAATCCCGGCTCATGCCAAATGCTGTGGGCAAGTTAGCACCTTGCAATAAATCATCACCATAAACTATTCCAGTGTTTTGGCCTAACGCCTGAATAAAGGCTTTATCCCAACCCTGCGTTCTAGGAATGTGATCATCACCCATGAAAACAAAATAATCATATAAAGGAAATTTAGTAATATCCAACAAATAAACTGCACCGGTATTAAGAGATTTAGCACAACCACCTGTTTTATTGTCGGCAGGCAGTTTTTTATAGTTTTCACTTTTTGCGTACTCATTCCATTTTGGATCATCATTATCTATAACAATGTATAGATCAGCCTCAGTATTTGTATCTTTAAAAGCCTGTGCCAAGCGTTCGGCATTTTCAGGCCTACCCCTACTAGGTACAACCACACACATCTTCATGGCCATAGGGTAGGGGATTGGGCTGACTTACTTCTTAGATATTAGGATTTGATACAGCGTGTCTATTTTTTCCTCTATACGCGCAACCCTGCCTTCTAAGTTATGACGGCCATTATTATCAGGCTTTAATTCTGATAAATAATGCTTTACTAGCCATCTAACGGTAGCCACCAATGCGCCTAAAATGGTTACGGTAGATACTGCTAAAGCCGCCCAATCGTTCATGGTCATTTACTATTGATTCCAAATGACTTGTCTTTAGGGTCAAAATACCTGGCCAACGGTGCAACTAAAGCACCAGCCAAAATTGATAATTCAGGTTTAACATCTGCAATTAAAGCCAATACGGTTGTAACTGTGGCCGCCGCAAGGCTTCTTAAATATGACTTGATAATCTCTTTTTGCTTTGTAGTCAATTTCATTCTAATCCTAACTCTTTTATTTTGTTTGTAACTTGATTTTGGTTTAACGCAATTTCAAAGTGCATATCATCTTTACGCTTCTTGTAATTGCCGCCCCAGGCTAAACCATATTTAGTTATGAGTAGGTTAATTGTATTACGCTGATCCTTATTAAATGTATTTGACTTGCCCAATGGATGTTTAATTGCATTTAAGTCAATGGCTGTGCCGGATGCGTGATTACTTAAAATTCTATCTGATCCCCTGGTCTGCCTAAAAGCATAACCCCAATCATCTAGTTGGCCTTGATCTATTGGCTCAACTAATTCATGGAAATCTTTGGCAAAACTTACAAGGATTGGTGCAACGGCTTTGGCACATGCAAATTTGATCTTTGTACCTGGCACTGCAAAAGTTTTAATGCCTAATGCTTTACGATCCTCACTAGCCGGCCAACCATTAGGGCTAGTGAGTTCTCTTATTGTTGCCATTATTTAAATGCTTATGAAAGCAACAACCGGGCTTCTTCTTGCGTAATTCCTAACTTCTTTAACAGTGCAGATTTGGCTGTTGCATCAGCCGCCTCTTTTGCTTCACGCTCTACGCGCTCTGCCTCAGCCGCTAATCTTGCAGTTTCCATATCTGCAATTTCCGCTTCTGTTAATGGCAAAACTTCTGTAATGCCTGTACTGCAATCAACTACAACCTTTGTTGGTGTATCTGACATTGTCTTTCTCCTTTGTTAAGCGTTGGATATTCCGTATAAATAAAATGATGAGCCTGAAGCAAATGATGTGCCAGCAGTATCAAATTTTATTTCATTAACCGTTGCTGTATTTCTCCATAATCCAGCAAGTGATGTTATTGTTGCGGCAGTAGCATTATTTTCAGTTGCTAGAAAAAAACTTGATGGCTTATTTTGAGATGCTGTGTAAGAAGGTAAATAAAACTCACCACTCGTAAAAGTGTTCGCCGTACTGCCACTTAAATTAATTATTAAATCGTTTCCATTACCACCAAAGTAATTAGTGTTGGCTTGTCTTGTTGATGAAGCAGCACTTCCGCTACCCTGTAACCAAGTTTCGCTGTAAGTATTTGTTGTAATATTGTTAAGAATTACAATCATCCAATCGCTTGCATCAGTTGCTCTAACGCTAAATCTCACTACCAAATCCGTATAAGTAGCAGGTATTGATGAGAAGGTAACAGTTGCTTGACTTGATGTTAAAACATTTGAACTGATTAAAGTATAGGTTGCCATAGTTACGCCTTTAGTATTCCGTATAGGGTGAGAACAGAACCAACATAATCTGTGCCACCACCAAGGGTAACATCTATTCTATTTATTGCAGAAGTTGATCTCCAAAGAACGACCCAGTTGCTTTGATTACCAGCCCCATTACGATCAAAAGATTGCGTGCAAAGTACTGTTTTGTTTGTTGAACCTGCATAAGAAAAGAAATCCCAAGTAATTAAATCAGGTTGTCCATGTGTACTTAATGATGAAGTTGCACCTAATAAATAAGTCATATTTGTTGAAGTTAAAGAACTTGCCGCAGTTCCATTTCCTTGTAGTGAAGTATATGAATAATTAGTTCCAGTATCAGAATTAAGTTTTCCATCAAAACTTCCATAATCGCCTTTACCAAATATAACTAATCTTAAATCGGTGTATGTAGCAGGTATGCTAGTGAAAGCGACAGTATTTGTTGTACCTGTTGGACTAAATGTAGCAATTTTTTCGTATGTGACTGCCATTATGCACCTTTAATTCCGTATAGGGCGAAGGTTGAAGCGGTAGTAAAATTATTGGCAAGGTTAAGCGTTAATGTAATTGTGTTAATTGCATTTGTATTCATCCACAAACCGCTAACTAATCTCAACAGTGCAGTACTATTTCCGTTATTGTCGTTGCCCTGAAATGCTTTAACTGTTTTATTTTTTGTAGTAGAAGCGTAATCAAAAATATCAATAATACCAACAGTCATAATTCCAGCAGTTTCACCATCATTTGTAGACCCGTTATTAAACCTTATTGAAGTTTGCGTTGCTGAACCACTTGCTGATGCTACAGAACCATTACCATTCAAACTATGGAAAGCATAATTACTACCAGTATCAGAATTAAATCTAAATAAAACATCACCTGACCCTGTACCAGCGGCAGTATTTCTTGAAATATAACGCAACTGTAAAGATGCATAGGTAGCAGGTATTGAACTAAATGTTATTGTACCGCTTGAACCTGTGCCAGTAGCAGTAGCAATAGATTCATAAGAACTGGTAGAAGCCGCTACCCCGCTAGACAATGTACCAAATAATGAATTAAGCAATTCCGCCTACCACATACCAAGTGTCAGTTCCAGTTTTAATGCAAACTGCTGATTTGTATTGAGCAAGGGTTGGTGAAGCCGCTACTGCACCGGCTGAAAGAATAGTTGTAGTTGCTGGGGTTACTGCGCTAATAGTGCAAACTCCAGCGCCAATGTTTAATACTGTTAATGCTGTTCCAACTGGAAATGCTACTGAAGCATTTGTTGGAATCTTAAAAGCAATTGCAGTTGCTTTGTTCATTACTTCTAATACTTGGTAAGAATCTGCAAGTACAGCTGTGTAATCAGATGTGTTAGCTGTGCCTACTGTGAAGGCAACCAAAGAGTTATAGTTGGCTGCTGTTAATACATCGCCTGTTACGGCTGGTAAACCTGATGGCATTTCTACTCCTTAATAAGATAAAACGTTTTGTCCTAAG